TGCAGCGCCCCTCTCGCCCGTCGCGGATGCAGCGCCACTCTCGCCCGTCGCGGATGCAGCGCCCCTCCCGCCCGTCGCGGATGCAGCGCCACTCACGCCCGTCGCGGATGCAGCGCCACTCACGCCCGTCGCGGATGCAGCGCCACTCTCGCCCGTCGCGGATGCAGCGCCACTCACGCCCGTCGCGGATGCAGCGCCCCTCTCGCCCGTCGCGGATGCAGCGCCCCTCTCGCCCGTCGCGGATGCAGCGCCCCTCACGCCCGTCGCGGATGCAGCGCCCCTCCAGCCCGTCGCGGATGCAGCGCCCCTCCAGCCCGTCGCGTGCGATCCTTCCCCTTCCGGGGTCGCGCGATCAAAAATCCATTTGACGGCGCGCTCGACGAGATCACCAAGCGAAAGCTCGACGCCGATTGTGATTTTCGCACTGGCGATTTTGGTATCGCCGCTATGGCGCGCGATCTCGCCGCTTTGCTCGACGGCATGGAAGACTGAGACGTTCGGCGCGTAATAATTTAGAACATCAAGTGGATATTCGACGGCGTGGAAGCCGCACTCACAAGCCTTAATCGGGCCTTCCATCTCGAACGTCTTGCCGGCTTCAAATTGGAAACCGAGACATGTCATATCGCGGTTGAAGCCCTTGACGCCGTGAATGACGACAGATTCAGCGGCCAATGGTGCGGCCTGCTTCGAAACTGCGGCAATATCCACCGCTTCGACGGGCTCCGCCGCCTCCGATTTAGCTTTGGTCTTTTTCGCGGTTCTCGCCATTGTCATTCGTCCTCCAGCCACAGCAGCGGTATGGATGGAGTAAAGCACGACGCGATTTATCTGTCAACTGACAGAGGGCAGCTATGGCTGTGGAAAACTCAAAAAATGTCGCTTGACAGAATTATCTCGTTGGCCGAAACTCGCGATATGAAACAGCGTAAGACTAGCCCAGAGATTGAGAAGGTGGCCTTGCGCCTTGGCGCGACGCGCAACCAAATCTATATCTGGCGTAACCGTGGCGTATCGGAAACGTGGAAAAAGATAATCGTGCATGCGTCTCGTGGAAGAATCAAGATAGACGACTTTCCTGCGAGGGACAAGTGATCGACCGTCGTGACCTCTCTGATTTGCCACCTCCCGAAGCCCCGCCTCCTAATGACCTCGCCTGGGTGGCGATCGGAATGACGATTGTTCTGAGCGCTATGGCGGCGTGGTTAGTTATCAGGCCGGGGGACTGAGATGGTGTGTCTTCTTCTAGCTGTAGCCACGGGCCTTGCGGGCGGCCTTCTGCTAGCGTTTCTTGGCATCAAGATCATGCCCGTTTTGCTCATATACTTAGGGGGCTAAAATGCTGAGCATCGCTGAATCGTTAGTCTTCGGAGCTGCTGCGGGCGTCGTGCTCGCGCTGATCAGCATCGGCGTGACGGCTGATAGCTTCGTGAATTAACAGCGCCGGACGGGCGCGAGGTGAGCCGACCTGCCCGTCCGGCGCGCTCCACGCAGACCCACACACGCTGCGTGAAACTCAAAGAGGAATCACATGGTTTTAGAGAATTCTGGAATCCCTCATACGATCGATGGCGGCTTGAGCCATTTGGAGAAAGCGCTGGAGCGATCAACCGAGATCGCTGGAAGATTGCGCTTGCTTTCGGATCATTTGGTCGGGACGGAGCCAATGAAGGAAGATGAAGCCAATCCAATGCCGAGTTGCACGGTTGGTCGTCTCCTTACGCTGGTGGAACTCACCCATCGTGCTCTCCATTTAATAGAGTATGAACTTTCACGCGCTGAGGGAGCACATGGAATGCCCGTGGGGAATCGTCCTCTTACGCCGGGAATGAACATGGCTCAAGCCTCCGGCCAAGCCTCCCGTTACTGAATTCACTTCGCGCTAGGTATTCTCCCGCCTGGCGCGTAACTAGGGGCCGACCATGCGCTTTCCTCCTCCGTATCGTTGGCCCCTTTTTCTTATCCACGAGTGCAGTCTCCCATAGAGTTCCCATGGCGTCGAGCTGTGGATAACCCTTAGCGAACAAGTGCGAAACATAAGGCGACAAGCCTGTGACATTTGCGTCGTTTGGTCCTGCGTTATCTTCTCTCCGTCGAATGGTTACATCGATGAGCGCGCGCGCATACCTCCTCGAAACTTTCGAAATATCATCGGCGCGCATTCTGGAAGATCCGAATTTCTTCCTCGCTCAGCTCATGTTCGACAATGGCGCTGATAGTTTCGAGATCGCAAGAGGATTGAAGGTTCACGAGTCGGACGTGGTGCGCTGGCTCACGGCGTTGCGGAACAGGCGTCGCCGTCTGGCACGCGAAAACAAACTAACGAAATGATGCGGCTATCTAGGGGAGTTAAAAATGGCTACCGTAATTCACGCACTGAACCGAGGCGGGGAAACATCCTCCGCCCCGACTAAACCGACTGACACAAAAGACCGCGAGCTGTCGTGGCTTTCCGAGCGCGTCGAGAAAGGCCGCAAGGGGCCGTTCGTCGAGATTACTGCTATAACGCCGACGATCGCTAAACGGTTGCTCGAACTCAATGACGGCAACCGCAATCTCAGCGAAAAGCTTGTGCAAGAAATCGCCGCCGATATCGAACATGGGTTTTGGACCTTGAACGGCGAGACGATCATTGTCTCAAAAGACGGGCTGCTCAACGACGGGCAGCATCGTCTTGAAGCGGTGGTGCGAACGGGAATCGCCATTCAGAGCGCGGTCATGTTTGGCGTCGCTCGTGAGGCGCGCATGACCGTTGACATGGGGCGCCAGCGCACGCCGGGCAACTTCCTCTCGATGGCGGGGACGATACACGCCAATGAGGCGGCGGCGGTTTCCAAATTGTTGATCTTTTATGAGAAAGGAATATTTACAAGCAACGGTAGCACCACGCAAGTTAAGCCTGGATCTCAGCCGACCAAACAGGAAATACGAGACTTTTACCATCGCCATCAGAAAGATATTGACAGCGCGATCCGCGAGACGATCAATCAGAAATTTTCCGTTCTCGCCGGCAAAACGCCTATTGGCGCGGCTTATTACATTCTGCACAATAAAAATCCCGTCCAGGCAGGAGTGTTCTTCGCCCGGCTGTTCGACGGCGCCAATCTCAAGCAGAATGACTCCATTCTCTGGTTGCGTTCGCGCATGATGGCGGAACGCAAATCGCGTCTTCGCGGACACGAAAAACTGGAGATCATTCTACGCCATTGGAACCGCTGGCGCAACGACGGCAAAGTCACACGCAACATTCCACGTGAAGGCTTCTATCCGAAGGTCGAAAGATGATGGAAACGTGCGAACTGCCTCTTGGCAGCGTTTTCACGCGCAAAGACGCGCGAACGATCAATGAGGCCGTTGTCAGCGGCCTCGTTAACAGTATTCGTGAGGTCGGCATTATCAATCCCCTGCGCGTGCGCCCCGTGCGCAGGATGGTCGAGGGGATTGAATCCGACGCCTATGAAGTCACGGCGGGCGCACATCGCCTGAAAGCGGCGCGCAAGGTTGGTCTTGAGACTGTTCCCTGCGTGATTGTCGAAGATGACGATTTGCGCGCCGAATTGGCTATGATCGACGAGAATTTGATGCGAGCGGAGTTGAAAGGCATAGAACGAGACGACGCCTTTGCACGCCGGAAGAAGATTTACGAAGAACTCCATAAAAACACGCGCCATGGCGGTGATCGCAGGTCCGATCAAGTCGCGACCGTCGCGACTTGTTCAGAGCCAAGGTTCACCAAGGCCACATCGGAAACTCTTGGCATCGGTGAAAGAACGATCCAAGAAAGTATCACGAGAGCGGAGAATATCTGCGAAGATGCAAAGGAACTTGTGCGCGGCACAGCTCTTGATGAACGCAAGGAACTTGAAAAGATACGAAAGTTAGAGAATACAGATCAGGTTCCATATATTCAAAAACGCCTTGCTTCAATTGCTCGGGCAGAAGAAGCCGAAAAGGAACTACGCGAGGAAAAAAGACGATTGTCGAATGAGAGCCGCGCGATTGAGTTGACCGCATCGGAAAATCTCGCCGAGTGGATAGCAGCTCGGTGCGATTATGGAGAGGTTGATAGCCTTATCTCCATGATGGAAGCCGCAAAAATGAAGGAAGTCATCGCTGGATTTCGCAGGAGAATGGCATGACTTTTATTTGGCCAACGATTGAAGATCGCATCGTGCTGCATCAACAGTTGGAAATAGCGAACAGAGACTATGAAAATTGCGATTCCGCCGCAGTCCGCTGTGAACTCGCGATGATATTGATGGCGATCCGCGCGGCTATCTATCCTGATGAGACTTCGGAGGCGATTTCAGAGCGCAAGCGGCAAGAGATGATATGGATCAAAAATGCTCGTCTCTCCTTTGATCCGGGACAATCTCGGCAATGCTCTGTGTGCGCTGAATTCGATGAGATAACTCACGCTCATCATGTGCTGCCGCTTTCTGAGCAAGCGAGGTTTCGGTTTGTTCGACCGGACCATACTTTTATATGGCTATGCCCGAACCATCATAGCATTGTGCATATTATGATGCGGCACAACTTCGACGAATTAGATTATCATTGCACACTAAACACAATGTTGCCGAGTGAGCGCTCCAAGCTCAATGAGATTATCGCAGAATATCGACAGATGAAGACCGATGTTACCAGATTTATGCGAGGGTTGGCATGATCGGCATGATCGGTCGACAGCGGCAAAGGACGCGGCGATGAAAGAGCCAGTTGACCATATCTTGCGACCGTCGTTGCCCTGGCGCCGCCTCGGCGAGGGCTCAATCACCGAATGCGGCTATGACGCATCTAAGGTCAAGACGCTCACGCGCGAAGAGTTTTTCACGCGCCTGAAAGAACTTGGGCAACAACGGACGGCAATGCTTACGTGCATGACCTGTTCCGACACGGCCAAGAGATGGGGAACATGGGACGATGACCCGAGGCTGGCCCTGCAAAGGGAAATCGAATGGGAACGTGGAGGGGCATATTGGTCCCGTGGTCGGGATGATCGTGGGACGCGTTTGAAAGACGAATTAACAGCGATCAACAGCTTGATCGAGAATCATCGCGAGGAATTCTCAGCGCTTGTTTCTGAGATAGAGACGCGCCGCGCATGGGTCGAGAAAAAAGCGGCGATGAAAGCGGCGATGAATGCCAAACCAAAACAGCGTGGCGGACTATGATCGGTCGCAAACCCTCTGAATATGTCGCGCTGGATTTACCGATTCCGGTATCGACCAACGCTCTCTGGCGCAGCATCGTGGTCAATGGTCATGTCCGTGTTGTAAAGTCGAAGGCTTATCAAGCATGGCTCGCAGAAGCCGGCTATTGTCTCAACGCGCAAAAGCCTGGAATGGTCTCGAGCGTATTCGGCCTCAGGATGAGAGTCGCGAACGATTGTCGAGCTGATCTCGACAACATGCTTAAGGCCACATTGGATTTGTTGCAGATCCACGGCATCATCTTGGATGACAAGCTGGCGCAACGGATTACGATTGAAAGAGCACCGATCAAGGGAATGAGTCTGCTTGTCATTTCGTGCGCGATGTCAGTGGCGCGGGAGATGGAAGAAAAGGCGTTGGAGGTCGCGGAATGAGCTTGGACGCCTATCACCAGTTCCTCGCGCGCAAGCGTATCATTGACCCGATGACAGGTCTCTTGGATGTCGGTGAATTGCCGTCGTTCATGAAGCCGCATCAGCGAGACATAACCGCATGGGCGCTCCGCCGGGGCCGCGCCGCGATTTTCGCGGGCACTGGGCTCGGTAAAACATTGATGGAGCTGGTATGGGGCCATCGCGTCGCTCAACATACTGGTAAGCCTGTTCTGGCGTTTGCACCTCTAGCGGTTTCAGCGCAGCACATTCGCGAAGGCGAGAAATTTGGAATTAGCGCGTTTCTGGCTAAAATTCAAGATGATGTGCGCAATGGCTTGTTCGTCACCAACTATCAGAAAATCGAGCATTTCGATCTGTCGAAATTCGGCGGCGTCGTTCTTGACGAAAGTTCGATCCTGAAATCAACGGACGGCCACTATCGCACGCGTCTCATTGAGGAATGCAACGCCATTTCATTCCGCCTCGCGGCGACGGCGACGCCGGCCCCGAACGACTTCATGGAGCTTGGAAACCATGCCGAGTTTCTTGGCGTTATGTCCTATACGGACATGCTGGCGACGTTCTTCGTCCATGACGGCGGCGATACGCAGAAATGGCGTCTCAAAGGTCACGCTGAAAACGAGTTCTGGAAGTGGATGGCGTCATGGGCGGTCATGATCCGCAAGCCGTCCGATCTCGGTTATGACAACACAGGCTATGACCTGCCGCCGCTCGAACAAATCCAGCATACGGCCGGCGTCGCCTATGAGCCGTCCATGGAGACTGGATTGCTGTTTCCGATGCAGGCGACTTCGCTTTCCGAGCGCATTGGCGCGCGCCGGGCGTCGGTCGAAGATCGCGTGAAGCTGGCGGTTATGATTGTAAATGGCAGCCGACGTGATAAACTGGCAACATGTGGAAGCCAGAATACGCCGCCCGTCGTAAACAACGAGCCAAACAAGACCCTGAATATCGCGCCAAGCGAAACGCCCAAGGGAATAGGCGAGATGCAGAAAAACGTCTCGAATATAACCGAAAATGGAACGATAAAAACCGAGAACACGTCAGAGAATATCGGCGATCAACAGCCGATGCTCGGAACGAACGGCGACGCCAGCGCTACGCGCAAGATCAAGAATACAGGGAAAAAGCGAAGCAGTCAGCAAGAGAACGAGACAAAGAAAAGCGTAGAGACGCCAGACTCCGGTCTCAATTCGGAATTGGATCAGCAGAATACGATGAATTGCTCAGGCAGCAGCACGGTGTCTGCGCTATCTGCGGACGCGGAACGGCTCTCGCTCGGTTCCACGTTGATCACTGCCACGAAACGGGCAGAGTTAGAGGAATTTTATGCTCCCCATGCAATACAGGACTCGGTCAATTCGGGGATAATACGGACAGGCTTGAGCGAGCCATCGAATATTTACGCGAGTCAAGGCGATGATCTTTGGATAATTTGGTGCGGACTAAACACAGAGCAGGATGCGCTTGAAAAAGCGTTTGCCGGTCGCTGCATATCGGTTCGCGGTTCAAATTCCGACGATGAAAACGAACGACGCATCCTTGCATGGTTGAGGGGCGAGAAGCCGATCATCATTAGCAAACCATCCATGCTCGGATTCGGGTTAAATTTCCAGCACTGCAACAAGATGATTTTTGTTGGTCTGAACGATTCGTTTGAGCAAGTTTATCAGGCAATCCGCAGATGTTGGCGCTTCGGACAGACTAAGCCGGTCACGGTGCATTTCATCGCCGCCGAAACGGAAGGTGCCGTCGTCGCCAATTTGCGCCGCAAGGAACTTGACGCCGAGCGCATGGCGGCGGCAATGGTCGCGCATATGGCAGATTTGAGCGCAGCGAGCGTGCGCGGCATGGTCCGCGATCGTCCCGACTATGATCCGCAAAAGCCGATGCAAATTCCCTCATGGATTGGAGAAGCCGCATGATCGCACATTCTGAAATCAAAGCCGTCGATCAAGTCGTGATGGATCGCTATGCGATATACCAAGGTGATTCCGTGGAATTAATCCGCGCCATTCCTGGAGACAGCATACATTTTGGAATTCATTCTCCTCCATTCGAGGGCTTGTATAAGTTCAGCAACTTCGACCGCGACATCTCGAACAATGAAGGCGGAGAGTTTTGGATTCACTATCAGTTTCTGATATCTGAATTGCTGCGCGTCACCAAACCTGGCCGTCTTCACAGCGTGCATTGCATGCAGCTCCCGACGAGCAAAACGCGGCACGGTTTCATCGGCATTCGCGACTTTCGCGGCGAAATCGTGCGCGCCTATGAGGATGCAGGCTGGTATTTTCACTCCGAGGTCTGCATCTGGAAAGATCCGGTCGTCGCGCAGCAGCGCACGAAGTCGCTGCGGCTGTTGCATAAGCAAATCGTGAAAGACAGCTCGCTGAGCGGCCAGGGGCTCGCCGATTACGTGATGACGTTTCGCAAGCCGGGTGAGAATGACGAGTTTATCGCGGGCATGTTCGAGGAATTTAGCGGGACAGGTCTCGACATTTCGCGGGAGGCTTATGAGCGTCATGCGGCGATTACGCGCGCCAAGGGCGATAAGCCTTGGCCATTCGATATGTGGGTTAGCGTTCTGGTTTGGCAACGATACGCCAGTCCGGTCTGGATGGACATAGATCAAACGAACACGCTGCAATATCGCAGCGCTCGTGACGAAAAAGACGAGCAGCACATCTCGCCTTTGCAACTCGACGTGATCGAGCGGTGCATTGATCTTTGGAGCAATCCGAATGACGTGGTGCTGACGCCGTTTCTCGGGATCGGCAGCGAGGTCTATTCAGCGGTGAAGATGGGCCGACGGGGAATTGGATTTGAGTTGAAGCCGTCGTATTTCACTCAGGCGGCGCGCAACATCGCCGAGCTTGAAAAGCAGAAAAGCGACAATCTGTTTCATCTTTTCGGGGTCGCCGAATGACCGAGCGCATCACTTGGGCCGCATATGTCCCCATTCATCGAATTGAGGCGTTCCGCACGGCGGGATGGCTATTCTCGCCGCTTAGCTTTCCGCATCACTTCTATGCTGTCTTGGCCTCGTGGCCGTTTTCGGGCGATCCTGTGTGGCCTGAAAGCGAGGCTAGCGCATGACCCTGCGAACCGAATGGACAGAGGATCGCGTGAAACAACTAACGCGCTTAGCTCGCGAGGGACTAACGGGAACTCAGATAGCGAAGCTCATGGGAACCTCGAGATGCGCCATTATGGGAAAGTGCCACCGGATTGGGGTGCAGTTGGGCGCTGGGGAGACCTCTGGAAAGAGGAGCGCGGCAGCGAGGAAGGGATTACGCCGATCGAATCCCGCTCGAAAGCCTGCGCCCGCTCCTCGTCAGTCAGAGGCGCCAGTCATCGCCTTCCCGCCGGTCGTGGAGGCGATGGAGCTGGTCGAGGCTACTATCCTCCTAGAGGCGGAAGAAACGCCGCCCCATGGCCTCCAGCTCATCGACTTGCAAAACCATCATTGCCGCTGGCCAATTAATGATCCGGGAAGCAGTGATTTCCATTTCTGCGGGAAAGTGGCCAATCTCGCCGCGGGGCGCCCTTACTGTGAATTTCATGCGTCACAAGCGAAGGCGCATGTCTACACCAGATCCGAACGAGAAGAGTATCGCGCGGCAAAAAGGCAAAGCGCATTTACGAAGGTCGAGTTATGAGCCACAAAACCGATAATCCGCGCGGCGAGCGCCGCCAACCGTGCATCCAGTGGCAATACGATCGAGACGAAAGGCTACGCTCTTTTGTCCGGCAGAAAAAATCTGTGGATGAAATCACCGAGATTTTTGGGGACTGCTCAAGAGCGGCCGTTGTCCATAGATTGCGCCGTATTCGGTTGAAAGCCGCAGACATGAGGAAAGAGCCAAAGGGCGAAAGTCCGCGCCCGCCGCGTCGGGATCGGCGTTCGCAGCGGGATCGTATTCGCTCGATGTTTGCGGACGGCATGAGCGCGCAAGAAATCGAACAACGCTTGTGTTCCGATGCGGTTCCCCAGGCGAAGCCCGGCATTCGGGAAAAAGTCCGCTGCGTTGAGGAGGAGTTGCGCGGGAGAAACCAGAAGGCCGCAGCAATCCGCATAACTGGATACACCTCTCTTGGCGACCCGATATTCGATGCAGGAAATGGGCATGCCTTCATCGGCGAATATGCCCTCGAGATGATCTTGGGGGATGAAATGGGGAAAGCGGGATGATCCGCTTGACCCGCTTCTCAAGTTGCGCGAATTACAGAGGGCTCGAACGCCGCCACAGCGCCCGAGCCCATTTAGATGCCCAGTCCGAGCACAAATCGGAACTGAGCGAGACCACAACGTCCGCTAGAAGGACAACACGTCGTGGCTAACACCATAACGACCTAGGAAAGGGTCTCTCGTCATGGCCGAAAACATTAATATCCTAAATCCGCGTTCAGTGCAAGTTCTGAATTTGCGGCCTATTTTAGGTCAGATTTCCCACCGCTGGTTTATGTCGAAACTCAGGATAAGCAACTTACAAAAGCTTGCCTATGCAAATTCCAAAAATCCCGAATTTGATTGGGAAAAGCTGGGCTATTGCTGCGGGGCTCTTCTCCGCGAATTTGAGCCACGAAAATATCGCTTTGTCGGAAAGACCGAGCGATGGATGTCTTGGCCGGATTGTTCTCCCGAGACGATCCTGGCGCGTGGGAAATACCGCCTGGAATGCTCTATCGGAAATGTCCCGGATCATATCGTCTCCGCAGTCGAAAAAGGGATAGCGCGTTCTCGCGGTTTTAAGGGGGTCATGGGTGGCGAATTGATCGCCAAAGTGATGGGCGTAACCTATGAGGTCAGAACTCTCCTAGATCTGCGCGCAATCGGCGCAATAGACGTTCCGAAAGCCGATCGAGCGGCCATAGCGGCGAAGAGGCGAAAAAAGCGAAATGCCGAACTAAAGGTTAAGGCGCGCCAGAGAAGCGGAGCCACGCCTAGAAGCGAGAGCGTTGCCTCACAAGCGCGCGCCATGGGGATAAGCCCTAGCGCTTTGCGTCAGCGTCAGTGCAGAGAGCGACGAAAGCGATCACAAATTATTGAAATGTCTAACAATGTCGTTGATGTCACGTTTTCGGCGCCCCACAAGAATACGAAGTATTCCAAACTGTGTGCGGACGAAAACGTGACATTCGTTGTTCCGTTCGTTTCGAATGGCCATCCAAAGAGAGATTTTTCCGTCAGCGGAAAGGCTTCAGATTATACCGAAGCCTTTCGGAATTCGAGCTAATCCCTCTTGGCACACCTTTTCGAAGATCGATCCAAGGGAGGAATTAGGGGATGGGACAGCTAAACGATCTCAGGCCGCATCAAGTCAAAGCCCTTGATGGACTAAAAGAGGCCATACGGGCCGGTAAGAGAAGGCCGGTGTTGCAGTTGCCGACGGGGGCAGGAAAGACGGTGATTGCGGCGCATATCGTCCACGGGGCGATGGCGAAGGGCAATCGGGTGGCGTTTATCGTTCCGCTGTTGAACCTCATAGACCAGACATTTGAGAGGTTTACGCAGAACGGCATTGATCCGGCGGACATCGGGGTAATTCAGGGCGACCATGAATGGCGTCGTCCGCAGGCCCCTGTGCAAATTTGCAGCGTGCAAACGCTAGCGCGCCGAGGAATGCCGGAAGCGAATGTATATGTCGTTGATGAGGTCCATGTCCGATCGGATGTTTTATGGCGCCATCTCATGAGCGAGAGCGCGCCTCAAGTCGCTATTGGTCTTTCGGCGACGCCGTGGACGAAGGGCCTCGGCAAGGTCTTCGACGATTTGATCCGGCCTATTTCAATGCAGCAATTGATTGATGACGGCTATCTCAGCAAGTTCCGTGTTTTTGCGCCGACACATCCCGATTTGACCGGAATCAAGACGGTGGCCGGCGACTTCCACGAAGGACAGCTTTCGGAACGGATGAGCCAACCGAAGATCGTCGCCGATGTGGTCTCCACTTGGCTGGCCAGAGCAAACGGCGCGCCGACGCTGCTTTTTGCGGTTGATCGCGCCCATGCGGCGAAATTGCATGAGGAATTCGAGCGGAATGGCGTTGTTTCGACCTACGTCGACGCGAACACGCCAAGAGAGGAGCGCGCCGACCTCGGAAAGCGGTTCAACGCCAAAGAAATACAGGTTATCTGCAACATCGGCACGATGACAACGGGCGTGGATTTGGACGTTCGCTGCATCGTTTACGCGCGCCCCACGCGCTCGGAATCTCTGTATGTTCAGAGCATTGGTCGAGGTCTCCGGACGGCTCCCGGCAAGGAAGAGTGCTTGATCCTAGACCATAGCGACACGACGCTAAGCCTTGGGATGGTTACGGACATTGATCGTGCCGAGCTTTGCTCCGGGAGCAAGGATAAGGCATCCGAGAAAGAGGAAAAGGAGCGCAAGGTTCCGGCGCCCCGCGAATGCCCATCCTGCGCCTGTCTTGTGCCGGTCGGGCATCGGGAATGCCCAGCTTGCGGGCGTGAGATGAAGATCATTTCCAATGTGGTGACGCTTGATGGAGAATTAGTCGAGCTTGGCGGCAAGAAAGGAAAGACGAAAAAGCCTGAGCCCGTTTTGGCGCGACTATGGGACATGGGAAAACAGGAAGTTTGGAGTCAAATTCTGGATGAACAGATCAACAGAGGGAAACAGGATGGTTGGGCGTCGCATCTCTACAAGAGCATTTTTGGGGTATGGCCGCGCGGATTGACGAAAAAAAGAAAGCCTTCGTCCTTCGAACTGAGGGGATGGATAAGATCGAGGAATATCGCCTACGCGAAGTCGAAGGCGGTGAAAAATGGATAGGATTCAAGATCGAGCGCTTGGGCGCTGGCGCGCGCTTCTTCCTTTAATCGGAATTGGCACGGAATTCTTGACGGGAAGGCATTCAGCTTGTCCGATGTGCGGAGGGCATGATCGCTGGAGATTCGATGACGAGGGCGGGAAGGGGACGTGGATTTGTTCGCACTGCGGATCGGGAGGCGGCGTTGATCTTGTAATGAAATTCAAGGGGATATCATTCATCGAGGCCAAAAAGGAGATTGAAAAATATATCGGCGAAGCGCAGGTTTTCGTTCCGAAAGCCAGTAAGAGCGAAGCCCAGCGCGAGGAAGCGGATCGGGATAGGATGGCGGCGCTCTGGCATCGCGCTAACTGCCTGAATTGCTCAGATGTAGCGTCGCGTTACTTGCATGGTCGAGGAATAAAGCTCGAAGAGTGGCCGGCGTCATTGCGCTGGATCGACGAGTTAGCGTATTGGAGTGAAGAAAAAATCAAGACGGTGTATCCGGGGATGCTGGCCAAATTCGTCGCTCCTGATAATTCGCGAGCGATCCTGCATCGGACCTATCTCTGTGAGCCTGGAAAGAAAGCCAATATCCCAAAACCGAAGATGCTCATGCCTGGAAAGGTTCCATCTGGAGGAGCCGTGAGATTAGGAAAGGCTTCTGAAATAATGGGAGTAGCGGAAGGAATCGAAACGGCACTAAGCGCGCAGCTATTATTTGATATGCCTGTTTGGGCTACATTGAGCACAGGAAACATGATAAAATGGCAACCCCCAAAAGTTGCGAGGACAATTTATATTTACGCAGACAATGATGGTAACTATGCAGGGCAAGCGGCTGCATATAATCTGGCGCACAGATTGAAGATGGAGAATGAGGACATGACGATAGAAGTTAGACTGCCAACTTTCCTACGGCAGGATTGGAACGATTTTCTTGTGGAGAATGTTCGGTGAACTGTGACCTCGACGCCTTCGCGCGTGAGACGCTGTGAGGAGAAACACCATGTCACAGGATGAAACGCTTCCGCCATCCCTTGCCGCAAAGCCCAATATCCCCTGGGAGGAGCAGACGCTTGAGCAGCTACAGGCCGAATATGCCTATTGGGACGATAAGCTGATGGCAAACACCGAGTGGGGCGCAGCGATAGGGTTCGCGGGCAACGCTCGCGCCGCCTGCGAGCGCTGGATAGAGCGGCGGATGAGAGAGGCCAAGGCGCAAGACGCCGAGGCCGAAGCTCTTGCGCAAACGCAGGCCCAGCCGAGTTGAACCGCCCTCTCCCGTATTTCCGCGTCGAGAAGCGTGCGATCCCTGAGTTCGAGAGGAAACAGAAAACCGACTTGTTTGCAAAAAATGCAAAGAAGTCCGCCCCGCGTCCGCCCAGCGTTCCCTTTGGGCCGCGCTTGTCTACTCCTGCTTGGGTCCGGTGGGTCCTCTAGATCCGCAACCGCGAAGGAAATCGAAATGATGGCGAGCGAACCAGCTAAAATCGGGAGATACGCCCCGATAGGTCCGCAAACGAGCCTCGTGGACGTTCCCCGCAAGGGAATGAGGCTTGGAGGGAAGATCGAGATTGTTCATGGCCAAGTCGATGAGCCAAACCGCGACGAAGCACGGCACACCGGAAGAACCCATCAGCGCGTCGCCATTAACCGGCGCATCGACTGGCTCGAAAACGAATTCTCCCGCGGTCGGGTGAGCGATGGCGCCCATCGGGCGGGGCGGCACATTGACAAGGTATTTGCCAAAGCAGGCCCATCGCTCGGAGCGACGTTTGACGGCTCTGGCGGCCATGCGACGCCTTACGGGATCGCGACAAAGCTCTGCGCCGACATCGAAGCCGCCCAAGTGAAAATAGCATTGCTTGCGGACATGGAAAGGGAGATTGGCGAGGATTCGGCGCGATGGCTTGGCCAGCTCTGCGGCGAGGGCCTTGAACTGAGGCTCGTAGCCATGGCAGAATGGTGCTGGACGCGCGGGAGGATGCCGAACGACTATCAGGCCCATCGGCTCGGAAAGAAGATAGGCGCCATAGCGCGCGAGGATTTGGAGCGGTTGTCGGCGGCGTGGGACCTGCGAGGATTTGAGCGATGAAGAAAAAAATCGCTGATGCGATCATGAACGCGAAGCGAACCACCTACAGGCACGTTAGCAAACGTGTGCATGGTGACACCGTCCGATTCTCGCCAGAAGAAACGCGGAGGCGCGCTGAGGCCGCATCGGCAACTGTAGCTGTCGCCATTGCGAGGCTACAGGGAGATTAGTCCGGCCCGAACATGGTGTTAGCAGCACCATGCCGAGCCGGGTTTCGCGAGTTCCACCAAACGAGAGGGTCGTGTTTCGATGCATACACGACACTTAGCTATGGTTCAAGGCTAATTTCTCCATTAGCGAAAAATCCCTCTTGACACCGCGCCCATCAATTGGGTAGATTGTGGCAATATCAGAAGTTTCGCCTGTATCAGGCGCACGAGTTTCGAGCGGACCCCTGATAGGGACGATACCCTATCGTCGCGGGTTACTTAGCGCTTAGCCGGTTAACAACCCGGCCCGCTCGAAAGCAGTTTCGCCGCGAAAAACTGGTTGCCGCCCGGGCACGGAGCTAACTACTCACCCGGGGTTACGTCACCAGAATTCGGCCCAAAGCCGATAGCGGCACCAAAGTTTCAAGCGCGTGAGAGCGGTGCCTGCTGGGGGCTAGCGGTGTCACATACGGCTGCTCTCCAGCAATCCACCCTCGGGGCGCTTGAAAGAGTTTCGAGCGGCGGCTCTTAGAGCCTGTCGTCATGCGGTGGTTTCGAATACCATGCCGCTCGAATCCCTCCCCAAGGAACAGGCTATCACGAATCCCGCAGCGCGCTGATATCGTCTGCGGCTTTGAGAAGCGCAATCGCTCTCGCGCGCAATAGCCTCTCAGCGTCGCGGAAAACGCCGTGGGATGCGTTTAGCGGGGTGCGACCGTTCATCCATCGGGAGAGCGTGTCGTCGGAAATGTCGAGGTCGCGAGCCAAGCGCATGAGCCACCGATCGCCGTAGAGACTGCGACCGGCGGCGGCGAGGATGTCGGGGGGGCTTGTCATTGTCGCTCTTTGCGGTAAGTTAGCGTTGAAACCGTCGCCAAACGGCGTCTGGTTGTATCGAGGCTTCAGACGCTGAGCCAGCGTAGCGAATCAGCGTCGTCATTTGAGTTGCATGCTGCAATGGAGATGATCATAATGGCATCGCTCCAAGAATTGCGGCCATCTTTCCCTTGAGATGGGCGATCTCTCGCTCATAAAAAGCTCGGGTTTCGTTTGTTAGAGGCTCACCTGTTATCTGCGTCCTGCGCGCCAATGCGTCTTCGTAGCTTTGAATAGCTGATTTAATCAGCTTGATTTCTTGGACAGAATCCATCTTCGGTCTCCATCAGGATAGGGAAGGGGCGCGAGGCCCCTCCCGTTAGTTGAAGTATCCCATCTCGGCGGACCCAGTGATTTTCTCGGCGAGATTGATATATTTCCACGTCTCGTCACCGCCCGGCATAAAGCCGCGGTTGAGATAATCGCGCTGGTCAACATAGCGCAGGAAGGCTTCGGCGGATTTGATGAGGCGCTTGGTGCTGCGGCTCTGATAGGCGACCTTCATCGCTTCGATCTTGGCTTGCAGTCCCTTGGTCATCTCGGTGGTCTTCATCGGGCTTCTCCCGTTTCCGAACCAGGCCTCATTGCCCGCGTCCATGTTTGGTTATACGGCGGTTTGCCCGCATCGTCAACCCTCTTGAAGCGAAGTAATGCGGAAAAATGCCCGCAAAGGTCAAAACCACATGATCTCAATTCCTCCTTGGGATGTCCTTTCCGAGTCTCCATGGCTTGAACGCCAAAAGCATCCCCCCTATTACCCAAGCGGTCCTGTTCGGCCGTCTGACGAAGAAAGCTTGAAGCTCGCCGAAGACGCACTCCGGCGTATTGCTGAGAGAAGCCCGGTCAGCGTCAAAGAATGGGCGCGGCAGCTCTCAAGGGATTTAGTCGATGCGGGTGAGCTGGAATACGAGGCCCAAGAAATGTCCCACGACGATCCCTATAAGCACACCATCGCCCGGCTCGACCGCGAGTGCGCCGTAATACCCCAAATGAAGCGCGATATCGAACGGCTCAATTCCGCCATCGCTTTGCTCGAAGGCGTCTCGACCAGCCAATCTGAGACAATCCTAGCGTTGCGACGGAAGATCGAAGCGCTCGAAGCGCAGGCCGCGCATCGGGTCGAGATGGCGGATGTAGAGGGAGCGGCGGTCTAGGCGATGGGCGTTCTGCAAAACCCCCGGTGGGAGCGCTTTGCCCAAGAGTTGGCTAAAGGGAAAACAGCGGACGAGGCTTATCAAATTGCTGGTTATGCTGAAAACCGCGGCAATGCTACCCGCCTGAAAGCAAATGAAAGCGTGATGAAGCGGGTCGAGGAACTGCAAGGGCCTTCCGCCAAAAAAGCAGAAATTACGCTCGCTCGCCTCTTGGACATGGCCGAGGCCGTCTACAATCAGGCCCTAACAGCCGGGCAGAATGCTGCCGCTATCGCCGCCGTCAAAGAGCTTGGCGTTTTGTCTGGCCAGCGCATTGAGAAGCGCGAGACCGGCTCTCCGGGCGAATTTGACCGCATGAGCGACGATGAGCTTGATAGATTTATCTCGGAACGAGCGGGAGCTGCTGGCAGCAGCGTTGCGGGAACGGGAACGGCGCATTGAAAAGCGCGAGTGTGAGGAAAGTCTTGCGGCCTTCATAAGGGCCGCGTGGCACGTCATCGAGCCTGGTCAGCCTTATGTGCATGGTTGGCACATTGACGCGATGTGCGAACATCTCGAGGCGGTGACGAACGGCGAGATCAACCGCCTGCTCATTAACGTGCCTCCTGGAGCGATGAAAAGCCTAACAGTTTCAGTCTTTTGGCCCTGTTGGGAGTTGATCAAGGCGCCGCATACGCGGTATGTTTGCGCGTCGCATAGCCAAACACTGGCGATTCGCGACAATCTGAAGGCGAGGCGTCTTGTCCAATCCCAATGGTATCAAGAGCGATGGGGCTCGTCGGTTAAGCTTACCAGCGACCAGAACGCGAAGACGAAGTGGGAAACTTCGGCCACTGGATGTCGCGAGGCTGTTGCAGCCGGGGGGATCACTGGCATACGTGGCGACCGAGTTATCATCGATGACGCAAACAGCGTGGAGAGCGCTGGCTCTGACGCCATGCGATCAGCCGTGCGGGACTGGTTCCTTGAGGCTGTCCCGCTTCGCCTGAACAATCCCGCTGAGAGCGCGATTATTGTTATTGAACAACGGCTTCACGAAGAGGACGTTTCGGGAACCATCATCAGCAAGGGCTTGGGTTACGAGCATCTTTGCCTGCCGATGGAGTTCGATCCGCTCCGCAAGTGCGTGACTTCAATAGGGTTTGAGGATCCACGCGAGGAAGATGGCGAACTGCTGTTTCCGGAACGGTTTCCGGCTGAGGTCGTCGAGCGCGACAAGCGCGTCATGGGGCCTTATGCCGTAAGTGGCCAGTTCCAGCAAACGCCCACGCCTCGGGGCGGCGGCATCATCAAGCGCGAATGGTGGCGCGTGTGGGACGCCGAGGAAGCGGCCGCTCAGGGGATGAACCGGGAAGATTCTTTCCCGCCAATGGATTACATCGTAGCGTCGCTCGATACGGCGTTTACAGAGAAGCAGGAAAACGACCCTTCGGCCCTGACCATCTGGGGTATATGGCAGCGGGCCTCGCATGAGGCATCGGCATTGGTTTCGCGCCAGACACGGATTATGGTCGAGGACGGGCGTGACACGATCCCCTGCGCCATGCTCATGAACGCTTGGGCGAAGCGACTGACGCTGCATGGCCCGGAAACGGCGCGGTTTCCGAACGAGCGCGACGCGGATTATCTCGCTCGGTCTAAGGAAAACTGGGGCCTCGTCGAGTGGGTCATTCACTCCTGCAACCGCTTCAAGGTTGATCTGCTGTTGATTGAGAGCAAGGCGAACGGGATTGATGTCGCCAATGAAATCAAACGGTTGAACCGCAACGCCGGTTGGAGCGTGCGTCTGGTCAATCCCGGCAATGCCGATAAGGTGGCGCGCGCCTATGCGGTGCAGGCGAGCTTTAGCAATGGGGCGATCTTCGCGCCGGATCGTTCCTGGGCCGATGCGGTGATTACGCAGTGCGAGAGCTTCCCGAAGGGCGCGCATGACGATTTGGTAGATTCGACCACGCAGGCGCTGAAATATCTGCGCGAGACGGGTTTGCTGCGGCGTCCGGATGAGATCGCGGCGGACACAGTGGCTTCGATGGCGCACAAGAGCCCGACCAAGCCGATTTATGATTGCTAACGAGGATTAAGGTCTTTACGTAAAGGTTTTAATGTGCTAAAAGCGGTTCTCATGAAAGAGCTGGTCAAATGCGCTCGATGTGGCGAGCGCTACGCCGCCGATGAGAGCCACGAATGCGAAACGTTCCAACTTGCTCCGAATGTGGAGCCGAAGTCATCAACCAAGATGCCGTTGCCTGCGAGGAATGCGGATTCCGACGCGAAGCCGAAGTTCGATCGGAACGCGTATCAGAAAGCGTATATGAAGAGTTACATGAAAGACTACATGCGCTCTTACCGAAAGCGCCAGAAAGAGAAGAACGGTGGCAGCCAAAGTGGCACGTCTACCTAATGATTGATCCGGTGACGGATGTTCCCATTTATGTCGGCCTGACTAGGGA